TTTAGCCAACAATTCAGTACGCTTTTCTTTAGGTAACTTGTTTAGTAACTCTTTAAAGTTGTTAATACCAGCTTTGTTAGCTTGTGCTTCAAGTTTTGCAACCAGTGGGTCACCTTTAAACGACTCTTTGAACTTTTCATATCCACCTTTACCAGCAGTTTCAGCCTTTGATTTGAATTCACTCCAAGTCTTATCTGTCTGATCATTTAACAATAAGTCAATGTTAATTGAACCATCAGCCATTCAGTTTCCTCCTTTCTGTGTTTATTCAGCATCTCCCATCATCATGTCGAAGATTGCAGATGCGTTTCCTGTAAATCCATCTCCTTCTACCTGATTGTCAAGTTGATAATAGGATTTCATTTCACTTACGAATTGCGCTTGCTCTGGATTGTCCTTATATCCAGTCAAGTCATCACTTCGATATTGTCTTATCTTTTGAATAGGAGTGTCCGGACCCAAGTTATCAAACAAAGCTTTGAACTGATGCCAATCCATACGGTCAATCATTTGATTTAGATCAATGTGATAGAAATTCAAGAAAGATGCATAGATTGCTCCAGCATCTTGTTCATAATCATAATCAGCTTGACTACTTAACGGCTCATCAACTTGTGTTTCATTGTTATAGTCACTTTCATCATTTCCGTATGGCTTTTCATTGATATACTCAAACAAGCTCTTTATGACATCCGCCTTAATGGCTATATCATCACTTGGAATGCTATCAACAACCAACAAATCAAAACATTTATCAATTTTTTCATCGTCATCTAAATCACTATCCAAAACACCAAACGCTTCAATCACAACATTAAAAGCTAAATTAATTCGATATTCTTTATCAAGTAATTTAAATGTCGTCTCCGGTCGCTTGGTAAATGAAAACATTAGTCATTGCCTTTTGAACGACGTTGTGAACGATTGCTGCCATACTTTTGCTTTAATTCATCACTTTGGCCAGCTTCAAACACAGCTTGCGCAATTTTTACAATAGTTACAGCGCGATTGTCAGCGTAGCGAGCAATTTCGTCAGCTTCTTTCTTACCGATGGCAGCTTCCAAATATTCTTTTGAGTTGTCAGACATTTCTTTGTATGACTTACTTACCAACTTACGTTGTTCGTCCAAAGTTGCGTCTTCATCGTACTTTTCAACTCGACGATACAAATCACCTGTCTTAAGCATCAAATCAGAATACTTTTCATCAATTTCGGGTGTGTACCGAGCCGTGTATGTTCGCTTACCGATAATGAAGTCCTCGGACTTGATAATCAAACTTGTAATGTTAATTGCCATGTGTGTTCTCCTTATGAACGCTTAGAATTGTTATGTAATTGGGCTTTTCACCCCATTTGAACGTTTGAGCCGTTGTCGCTAGATCAATATTATTGTCCGCCGCCGGTTGTGGTTCCTGTTACACTCCAGCGCTGACAACTTGTGGCTTACCATTAGCTGCAAGCGTGAAACTAAATGTTTGCTTTGTATTAGCAGCACCACCAAATGGTACGATGGCCTGCAAAGTAGCTGGGAACTGAACTTGCTTTCCTGATGGATCAGTCCAACGAGCCAATGTGTGTAGTGTGTCACCAACACTGATGTACTTTGATGCAATATAATCTTGTGCTTCATCACCGTTTAAGCGGTGACCGGATACAGCAAATGAAATCGTCTTACCAGTTACATCGACACTAGAGAACCCTTCACCATCGTAGTAAGGCGTAGTATCAGCTGTTTCAGATGCAGAAGGCGTGATCTGGTGAATACCAGCAGCAAGTGTCGCCCACTTTGCCTTAGCGACATCAGCTAGCGTTGTGTTGCCAGCTGTATCAATTTCTAACTTATTTTGGTAGTTTTCATTAAATGTTTTAGCCATTTTAATCTCCTAAATTAATTTGTTGTGTTATTTCAACATTAAAGTCCAATAAAAAAACGCCTTTTTCAGAGACGTCTATCATTGTTGCGAATGGTTGTGGTTCAATATCTATCTTGTTGAAATCATACGTACCATCTGTTTCCAAACTGTCCGTGTTATCCAACAACTCGCTTATCTTCCACAACGTATTATTACCCAATTCAAAATCATCAGTGCGTAAAGCTATTTCAAACGGCAGTGTTCGTTCTTGAATGCCCGACCAGTCCTGACTAACCACTTGTGAACCAGGCTGTGAATAGATGCCAAAATCATTGTCATTACTCAAGTGTCCTATGATTAATTGAGTTGGTAAATTGTCTAACTGATTAATTTTATCAGCAAGTCTTTCTAGTAAATCCATTACTTCATCAACTCCTTTACATAGACATCAGTTACAGTTTTCATCAATGATTTGTCACCTATCAAACGTTTGTCCCATCGGCTACTAGTACCAGGTGTTGTATAATTGCGAATTTGACTTCCGTTAATCACACCAAAGAATTGAGCTCGTGCATAAGGCATTATATAGATGATATGCTCGCCATTATTCGAGACATTGGATGCTGTCCTCAATCTATTCTGCTTTTGCATATCTGACTTAGGGACGAAACGTTCCATAGCCATCATTGCTTGGTTAGCAGCCTTAAACTGTGACGATTTCTTGTTGGCGTTAGCCATAATATGGTTAGCCCTATCAAAGTCTAATTTAATAGCCATCACAACACCTCCACTTCATAGCTCCAAACCTCGTTATCTAATGGGTTGCGGTTGTCTACTATCCGTTGAATAGTGTACTCAACACCCTCAAAAATAATTTTGTTGCCTTGGCTAGTTTTATCTAGCTTTGGTAATGGGTTTGTCACATCTGCATACAAAAAAATAACTGCATTGGCAACAACTTGACGACCATTATTCGTTCCTGAATAAATTGTCTCTTGTTGAACTACACAATTATTAATGATTGTATCTATTTGAGTTTGCTTACCATATTTATCTTTCACACCACTAGGCATACGATAAATGACTTGTTGATTAGCATATTTTTTCGGTATTGTAGGTATTTTAGACACTAGCAACACCTCCATATCGCAAACCGAAACGACCCAATAGCATTAATACTTCATCAGGGACAGCAAAGCCGCTGCTAGTTGATGATGAACCATCATTATTGGCAGATTGTAGTGTTGTACGGCCTATTTCCACGCTTGAATATGAACCATCGTTCAAATCAGAACTGTCCGTGACACTATTTCTATCCATATAATCAATAGTTAGCGCTATGGCTCGTTTGAAAGCCTTAGCCCTAGCATTAATCCATGGATATTCAGAAGCGCTGTCATCTGATAATACAGGCGAATTAGGCATACCATAAAAGTAGTTAGTCACGGTGTCAATTTGTATTTCAGCCTTTGAAATCAACTTTTTAAACGTATCTTCAGATACTGAATTAGGTAATATATTTGTAAATTCAGGATAAGTTAAATACATAACTTACTCCTTTCTGTAAATATTACTAAACTCCTCGACTAACTTCCGTTGTTGTCGTCGTCTTGTTTGACTTACGTACTGACTTATTTTCTACGCTAGTAACGTTTTGGTCGATAACAGTACCATCAGCATAAGTAAATGGCTTGATTACAAGCAACTTTGTGTCGTCATAGATTGCAACACCATAGTGCATGTCAGCGTTGAACTTAGTCAACTTATGATCGATATCACGAGCTTTTTCAGCTTGCACGGCGCGTTTCAAGTAAGTTTTCATAGCACCTGCTTTAGCAACAGCAGCTGAACCAACAGGAATCTTACGTGAACGAATAAACTGCCAACCCAATACACCACCAAACACGCCAGTAGATAGGATTGAATCTCCTAATTGTGATGCACGTTCCCAATCTTGTGCCGCTGCCTTACGAACTTTGTTAACGTCTTTTGGATTCATGTAGATAACACCTTGCGCACTACCATCATCACCTTCAAAGTTGTTGCCAGATGTATCATCGATGAATGCAGCTTCAATATCATCAATAAAATCTAACTTTGTAAAATCAGCACTAACTAATTTTAGCCGTGACTTTGCTGCAGTAGCAACAGTATCATTATCTAGCTTAGCGGCAATAGCCATTGTGATTTGACGAGTTGCTTCCCCAACCGGATCACCGTAGCCAGACAATACAGCCTCATCTGTTAATTGAACACCTTTACCAGCTTTCTTGACAGTAAATGTGTCAGTTGAGTTGGTCAATTTTTCATAATCAATCGCTGCACCTTCGGCAACGTCTTTCGCATCACCAATATACTTCCAACGAGGAACTGTAATTGTATCACCCGGGCGACCTGATAGAGTGTCGTCAATAGGTGCAATAGCCCCAAACTTGATTGCCTTTGGTAGTTGTGCAAGAATCATCTCACCCATCACTTCTGGGTCAATCATTTGTTCCAATGTAGTTAAATCATTTGCCATGAATTATTCTCCTTTATTTTGTGCAATCGCCTGTTCGTAGACCTCTGGATTAGAGCTCTTAAGTTCAAGCGCTTGTTTATATGACAATTCGCTAAGCTTTGGCACTTCACTTGAACCGCCTGAAGGATTTCCAGAACCAGTAATTTTCACACCTGGCTTTGCACCCTCTTGGCTGTCAGTAAATAGATAACCATCGCTTTCTTGTAATTGCTCAAGTTGTTCTTTCAAACCATGTACACCGTCATCGTCGATCGTAATGTTGTCGCCGTTCAGTAATGCCTTAACAGCTTTTGGGTTTTTAGCCTTAGCTTCACGCAAAGCTAGTTCAATAGCGCCATCACGCTTCAATGTGGCAATGTTTGCTTCATAATCAGTCTTAGCTTGCTTGTTTTGGTCTTGCAATGCCTTTATTTGAGTTTGAAGTTCTTCATTATTGCCTGCCTTACCTGATAAGTCTTTGAGTTGCTTGTCACGCTCGGCAATTTGTGATGTTAGATCAGTATTTTGTTGTTTCAACTGTTCTAATTCGCTCTCAACGCCCTTTGACTTCTCCAAATCCTTACCATGTTCAGCCATGACTTGGTTTACCTGTTCGTCTGATAGACCAAACTTTTGCAATGTATCCCTGTTCATAAAAATCTCCTTCGTGTTTTTACGGTGTAACGTCACCGAATTTTTTGAACTTAAAAAAGCCTTTTATAAGGGACGTGCTCGGGTCCACATAATTATTTACTGTAAATTTGCTCACGCGAATAATCACGACCTAGATAGTCTTTATCACCAATAAATTCTCGTAGGCTTTTCTGCTGACTAGATATACGTGACTTCATTCTTGATGCCATTTCTTGGTCGTTTAATTCTTGTGCCGCTGCTATACGTTTCTTGCTACCACGTATAGCTCGTTCCATGTTGCGTTGCTTTTGTTGCTCTTGGCTACGTTTCATAGCTTCGTCAGGGTCATACTGCTTAGGTGTAACGTCAGTGTTCACATCTGGGTCAAATGGCGTTAGTGTATGGCTACAGTTAATCCCTTGTGTCCCTTGAGGGTTGCCATAACCGTGGTTATAAATGCTGTCATACTTTGGGTTGTAAGCTTCATTATCTTCTGTCACAACATTGACTACTTTGCCTTGAATAGGCGCACATGCTTCACGAGCGGCAGGGTGTGAACTCATCATCGCTTGACCCATGCCATAATCGTGCATGCGTTTTAACCGTAAATCATTAAATGTTCTGTGT